CTAAGTAGGTGTCGCAGGCCCAGGCATACGTAGCGTTAGCGTTGGGGATCGCCGCGCTAGGGGGCACTATGGCTGGGCTTGTGCGCCATCTTGTGAAGTATTACCTGGCAGAGTTACGGCCCGATAATAACGGGGGCCATAACCTGCGCGGGCGCGTAGATCGTATCGAGATACAGGTAGATAAGATTTATGAGCTGTTGCTAGAGACCCGACTATCCAAGTAAAAATTAAGAAACCGCTTTTAAGAGGAGATGTCTCTCTCTCTCTCTCTCTCGCCTGCATCCCTTGTGGCCGCCAAGCTATAAGCAATCAGATGCTCACGATCTCGTAACCTAAAGTGTGCCAAGATAGATGTAATCTCATGCTGGATAGTGGAGGTGGCATAGCCTAAATCTGCAGCTATCTCTTTATTAGTTTTACCTGCAACTACCTCAGATATAATTGCCGTCTGTCTTTCACTCAGATTATCTCTGCCAACATTGCTGACATAGCGGGCTTTCTCACGGGCCAGTAGCTCAATGACAGCGGCAGTCTTAAAGGCAATGATGTTATCTAAAAACACAGCAAAGACCTTTTCATCCTTTTCACAGAGGTTATCAAACATCCCACAATCCTCAGCAATAAGCTCTATGTGCGCAGCCATCTCTTTTTTAATCCTGAGAAAATCTAGGGCGCTAGTGATAGGAGTGACCATAGGCTTATTATTGCTTTTGGCCACCTTTTTTGCAATAGGTTCAGGCGAACTTAAACTCACTAAAGGCCCCCTCAGCTATGTTAAGAGTCTCTGAGTTATCACTAAAAGCATAAATCTGAGTGGTTGCTATGTTTGTATGGCGTAGGGCTTGGCGCACTAAATCCCAATCCTTGTTAGAGGCTTTGAGCATCTGAGTGGCATAGGTGTGCCTGGTGCTGTGAAAACTTATGCCCCGTGGGTCACGGCCCTTGGCCTTTATCCCAAGGCGCACCATTTCTTGACCCGCAAGACGGCAAAAGTGTGAAGGAGTTACAATCCATAGGCGCCCAGGTGTATCAAAGCTCTGTATCATCTTGCGCAAGTACTCTGTGCAAGGCACGGTCAGGTTAGTGCCACCTTTGCCATTAGGGATTCTAATTACATAGTTGCCTTGGCCGTCTTTCTCTAAGTGGTCACCCCTTATAGCTGCAATCTCGGAGGCTCTCATGCCAGCAAAAGCGCCAAGTGCGAACCAATACCCCAAAGGTTTACGGGATTGATTAACCAGGGTGTCAATATCTTCCATGGATAGCGGGCGCGGGGTGCCACGCTTTGCTTTGATTATTTTCATGTCTGCATCTGGTGTGCATGTCAGAGGTATGAGACCTAAAGAGCGCATACCTACAAACATGGCCTTAATCTGTTTTTGATAGAGGCGTTGAGTCTCTTTAGATATGTCGGGCCGTGTCTCAAAGAAGTTGTAGATGTCTAAGATAGTAACTTCACTAGGATGCTTAGAGCCGCAGACATTAAGCAAGGTACGAAACGATGACTTAAAGCCAGCCTCACTACCTGCCCTCTCATCAACAGCTACAACACTTCCATTATGGTAATTGCGCCGCCAAAGATTCACAGCTAGATCATCCTGCCATGGCTGTGCATCAATCATAAGACGGGAGCGATTAGGGTACAGCTCATCCATGCCCCGTAGATGCTCGGTTGCTACTTTCACGCGGCCCATGCCTGTGCGGTTATTACCTGGGAGAAGTACATCTGCATAATGTGCAGTATCTTCCAAGCCGACACTAGTGGCCGATGTGGCCGACTTTTCGGTCGTATGGCCGACTTTTTCTCGGCCATAGTCGGCCGTAGTGTTGCTATGTAATTTATCAGTACTTTCTTTTAACATCGCCCTTATCCAATCTAACTAGGTTGGAGGGCAATTAATGGGGCTATTGTCTATATTCGCTATTATCCAACCACAGTTGGGTAATTCGGACATTGACTTTCTAGCCCTATATCTGCCCTTGACTACACACAAAGCATAAGGGGCTAGCAATGATTTATATGGCATTTTTAGTGGGTGTTTTGCTCGGATCATTAGGTTCAATCGTAGTTTTACCTATCTACCAGGACTGGGCGCAGTCTAAAGCGGTGGATGACTCACCTGAGGTAAGAGCCTTCATGGCTGCCTTTCCTGGTCAGGATAGAGGTAAGTAATGAGCTTTTTAGAAAACTACGAAAGCGCCAATGACACCATTATCAGATTTCGCAAAGAGCATCCCACAGGGCGGGTAGTCACTCATATTCAGGATGCCAACCTTGCAGCTGGTTGGATTCTCATTAGGGCTGAGATATTTAGAGAGTATGAGGACACGGTGCCTAGCGCTGTGGACTTTGCCTATGGCAATGTAGCTACATACCCACAAAATATGAAGAAATGGTTTGTTGAGGACACGGCCACTAGCTGCATAGCAAGGGCAATTAAGCTGCTATCCCCTAGTGCAACACGGCCAAGCCGTGAAGATATGGCGCGTGTAGAATATGAACCCACACCCAGTAAAGAAAGCGATGATCTTTGGGCCACTCTTACGGTTACAAAGAGCGAAGCTGCAACTGGTGCCGAAGCTGTAGGCAATCTGCTCACCTTGGTTAAAGAGGGTGCAGCACCCCAGCGCAATCCATTTTGTACTCACGGTGAGATGCGCCTGAATAAATCTAAGCCAGGTGCAGCTAAAGCCTGGTCAGGATTCTTTTGCCCTGCCAAAGACCGTGATTCCCAATGCACACCAATATGGCTCTAATGGGTGAGATTCATTTCACGGTGCCAGGCACAGGCCTGACTACAACTATTCATAGAGACGGCTCAAAGACTACGCAATCAGATCAATGGTGCGATAACTGCGAGCAAAACAAACCTGCCTACGGTGGCCTGATTATTCGAGATGTATCTAATGAAGCTGTGATGTGGCTATGTACACAATGCCGCGCATAGATGAGGTGATACTAGATAGGTCACAAGAGATAAGCGCTCATCAAGCGGCCTTAGATCGCGCACGGGTCATGGATGATTCTTACTTTAGGCTCTATGGCCAAAACCTGAATTATCACGAAATGATTACGCAACATGCTGAGAGTGCTGGAGCTGAGATAGCTGTAGCGGAGTGGTTTGGCATTACAGGCTTTAACCCTAGCGTTAATAGCTTTAAGGCATCCCCTGATGTTGATACACCAGGCATAGCCCTAGAAGTTAAACACACCCGCTATATCAATGGTGCTCTTATCTTGCAGGCTAATCAATCCACAAGGCCTAACGATGTCTGTGTATTAGTTGTGGGTAAGTCACCTGTCTATCGCCTAGTGGGTTGGATGCCCGCAGCTATGGCCCTTGTGCCTAAGTACAAACACCCACGCCAAGAGAGTTACTGGGTGCCTCAGCCCTAACTCTTTGAGATGCGCTATTTAAGAAAGTCAATCTATGGAGATAATTAGATTTAACTGTAGGTTTTGTAAAAAGGTAACAGATCAGCATGAGCGCATAGTGACCCATAGGTTGCCTGAATATGTAAAGGTTTTAGAGTGCCATGGATGCGGCAAGTTATCTGTATGCCAGTTAGACATGGTGACTAGCTATGCAGACATTGACGGCTGCGACTAATGACACCCCTACCAGAACCTCACCGCTTAGACGGCGGCGAAATGCCAAAGGATTGGTACATAGAAGCTTGGGAATATGGCAATCAACACAACCGAGCTTTGCGTAAAGAAAACGAACGCTTGAGAAAACTCCTTATACGAATAAAAAAAGTATCAGGTGAAGCATGACACGCCCAACACCACGCCTATTACACAATGTACTTGACATGGGGGTGTACGGTGGACCAGTACAGAGCGCAAGGGAGATTTACCCCTTTAGAAAGATTCAGTCAATCCCCTTAGTAGCTCTAGATAAATCACGGCTTACATCCTCTGTACTTATCTTAGTAATTCTACTCATGGCCATACCTATGCCTGCTTATAGCAGCCCTTATTCTGTAGATCAACTACGGCTGTACTTACATAGCAGAGTTATTAACTTCAATGAGTTTATATGTATAGATGCAATCTTGTGGAAAGAGAGTAAGTACAACTACCTAGCGCGTAATGGTTCGCACTTTGGTATAGGTCAGATGCGTAGTAAGTGGTATCAATCTAAAGACCCATATACTCAGATAGATTTAACTATTGCTTATACACTTAAGCGATATAAGAGTTTATGTAATGCTTACGCATTTCATCTCAAGCGAGGGTATTACTAATGGCAACTAAGCGCGGTGACCCACGCAGCCAACGCAAGTACAAAGCTGTGCGCCTTGTTGTGCTAGCCCGTGATCAGTACACCTGTTACTACTGCCAATCCCCCGATGC